TGGTTCATCCCAATACCACAATATATCTTCTTTTTTATTAAACGCCAACATATAATTCATCGCCGGTAAATAAGACTGAATATCTGTAATAATAATTTTTACTTTTTCACCATTTGTATTGTCTACTCTAAAAATACCCCCAGACCTTCTATTTCTAACAAAATCCGTAACAGCATAATAATGTAATCTTATATCATCTGGTGTTTCACATCCAAAGGCAATAGCAATAGGTATACCTAACGCAATACAAGATTTTGCTAATTGAAGACCAACATGTTTTGCTGCACAAGTAAATATAACCGTTTTATTATTAACTAATCCAACAGGAGTCATTGTTTTTCCCGTCCCCGTAGGTGCTTGGTATAATACCAATTTTGGTTCATTGTTATTTTTAACCAAACTAAATATTTGTTTTTGATGACTAAATAAAGTTACATCATTATATTGTGATAATAACTTGTTTTCTTCAATGTATTTATGCGAATGTTTAATAAGATTAGATACTTTAATTTCATTTTTAAATGTATTTAAAACATAGTTAATAAAATTCAATAACAAATAATTAACATGCTTTACTTTTTTTTTTGATAATTGTAATAATGAATAATAATAATAACATTTCTTTGTTTTTGATTTGGTTGTAAAATATAACATTAATTGCTCCATCAATAAATTTTCAAATATAGAAGGGTCTTTTATAATTTCACTATTATTAACATTCCTTATTCTAATTTTATTAGCTTTTTTAATGTTTAGTTTTTTAATATTGATTTTAAGTTTATAATTTAAGTTATTTTCTTTTACAAGTTTATGAATAGTGGTTTCATAAAATTTATTGTAAAAGTATTTATGAAAATCTTCATAGTCTTCTACATTAATTTTTAGAAACCGAATCAATGAGTTATTTGGATTTTCAGAAGCATTTAAATTGTTATAGGAATCATGTATAAATTTAAGAATATATAATTCTTTTTTATTTACTGGAAGTTCCAAGTAATCCCATTCACTTTTTGTTAATTTTTGTTGTGTTAAATTCATAATAATAAATATATATAATTGTATTTATATATTTATTTATAATTCAATTTTATAATTAATCAACATCATGAATCAATAAATTATTATTATAGTAGTTACTGGGTGGTTTAAACTTAAGTAAATCTAACTCTTCACTTGTTGTAGGAAACTCATCTCTCCCATATATATCTTGCAACAATAACCACTCAAACAATCCTCCCATATAAATAAATACATTGTAAAACCCGAGTGAAATTAATTGTTTTTGTTTTTTTTTAACATTTATATCACTTGTATTTTTCCCATAAATAATAATATTAACAGATTTGTTTGTTTTTAATAATTCATTCATTGTTTTAACTTCTGAATTAATAGATAAAGTATTTTTAATTAAACACGTTTGTTGAGAAGTTGGTAAAACGTTTATAATTATTGTATTTTTATTTTTAATCATTTGTTGGACGTCCTCAAAATTAAATTGTTTACTTTGTTGTTGTCCCATAAGTTTAAGTTATATAAGTGTTTTGTATTACTTTTAAATTAAAATAATAAAATTGTGATTAATTTTATTATTAGAAATTAATAATTATAAATAATGATATGTTATTAAAATTAGTTGGAGTATGCAAGACCTCCCATGCCACTCATAACACGCAATACGTTGTAGTTGGTAGCATAAACACGGACCTTAGCAGTTGCGGTGTTACCGATTGCTGCTGCAGAAACAACCAATTGTAAAGTTGCGTTATCGATACGACTGAAATTACATGTTCCAGATGGCTGATGTTCTTCTGGACGAAGAGCAAATGAGTAAACATTAATACCAGCGTCTGGGGAACGTGTATGATGTTGGTATGGTTGAACAACATCGAAGTATGAACCTTCACGCTCACTGAATCGGTCTTGACCGTTAAGTTGTAATTTAGCTGTAACAACTGGATTTTCACCCCAGCAGTGCATTTTAAGTGCGGTTTCAGCAAGAACAAATGCACCAGCATCAGAAACACCGGATGCGTTATTAGCACCAGCGCCCAAAGCACCAGATACATCTGCTTCGATACCAGTTTGACCATCACCACTTACATCAAGAGCACCTGCATCAGCAAACATACCGTTGGTTCCGATAACAGCATTAGCGCCAGCTACTTGACCGTCACTTGAGAACGCACGGATAGAATGTGGAAGAGCATCCAAAGCATCAGTGTAATTGAATGGCTGAGCTCCCAAAGCAGAGTGCAAATCTTTGCCAGCAATGAACGAATCACAGTAGCTAACATTTACATCTGGTTGAACAACCCATACAAGTTCTTTACATGGATGATTGAAATTAAGTTTAACTTTATTACTGGATGATCCAATGGATTCATCGCCAGTGAATTGAAGTTGTTCGATTAAGTATTCGTGTGGGTTTTGTGCCATACGACGACGTTCATCGGTATCTAAAAAGATGTAGTCAACATACAATGATGCTGCTACAAGAGATTTACTGAAAGCGGTTGTTGATTTCAATGTTGCAGTACCTGCACTATCAACAGCATCAACAGCAAATAAACATTCGTCCAATGGGCGAAGTTCGATATTGATTTTTACTTCATGGTATTGAAGAGCAATCAAAGGAAGAGCAAGACCTGGATTACGGCAGAACCAAAATTGTAATGGAACATACAAAGTTGTTTCTGGAAGAGCTTTGCGAGGAGCACATACAGCTTCTGGAACAGAAGCTGATGAACAAGCAGTTGCTACTTCAGCGAAATCAGGATCGGTCAAATAAGTAAGTTGTGTAGTGTTACCAACCATTTTATTGTAACCATCTTCTTGTTCAGAAGTAAGAGTCAATTGGTTCCAGATATGCATCCAGTCACCATATTGACGGTCGATACGTTGACCACCAATTTCTACTTCTACCATGGAGATCATTTGTTCCCCTGGACAGTCTAACCAACGTGCATGATTGGAATCAGAACTGCTGATTTCTGGAACAGTTACTTGTAAGTAAGTGCGGTATGCCAAATCACCGTTACGAGAAACAGTGCATTGAACACGACGACCAAAGTCAGCTTGACCATTGAAGGTTTGTTCGATTGATTCCATTGCGAAGTTAGTGTGTCTGCGGTATGTAACCTTCCAGAAAGTGATCTGAGGATTACCAGTTAAATACACATCTTGTGCGCCGTAAGCTACTAGTTGCATGAGTCCACCACCCATTATATAATATAGGCAAAGAAAAAAATTTTACAATAATACACATTTAATTAAATTTTATACTTTAAAATACAAAATTTAATTATTTAATATTTGATTAATATCCAAGTTATCAATCATAAACCGTCTTAAATAAGAATCTAAATAAACTTCTTTTTCATTGTTGTGCTTTTTTTTAAATACATAACAATTATCCGTCTTTTTAATAGACCATCCACTTTCTAAAGCATTGTATAATAATGTCATTTTTTGTAGTTTTATCAAATCAATATTAGTTATTTCCTTTTCATTAATTACGATTTTATTTGGATTATCCATTATATATTGAAAAGTATTTTTATAAATTATGAATTTACGAATTTTATTATCTTAATTTTGTGATTTTGCTAAACAATTAACAAAACTATTAATTAAATATAATTGATTAATATATTTATTAATGCCTAATTTTAAACCTAAAAATCAAAAAAAATTAGCTGTTAATAAACACTCAATAACTACACTAGATAACAAGCATGATGAAAAAATGAGTCAATTTAAAAAAAACTCTGATATTGAATTACCTAAACTTAAATCACAAATAAGAAAATTAAAGAAAAAAATAGAAAAATCAAAAAATATGAAAATAGAAGACAAATTAGATATAGAAGATACGATTAAGGATATTAAAATAAGGATCAAAAAAATAAAAAAACAGAAAAAAGCATATTTACTAAACAATTCTAATTTAATTTTTGATTATTTTGAAAAAAAAAAGGATTTAAGTGATGGAAAAACAAACAAAAAAAAGATACTACATGCTTTTTTTAGTAAAACAGAAGAGAAAGTAGATATTAAAAACAATAATAATACAATAGTTCAGCAATATTTTAACAATATCGATAATAAAATAATTGATATGGAAAATTATAAGATTAATTATGAGATATGCCCTAAATGTTCAGGGGAGTTAGTTCAAGTTGAATCAGATGGTATTTTGATATGTAAAGTATGTAGTTTTCAAGATAAGTTTTTAATAGAACATGAAAAACCTTCTTATAAGGAACCTCCTAAAGAAGTTTGTTTTTATGCTTATAAAAGAATTAATCATTTTAGAGAAATATTAGCTCAGTTTCAAGCAAAAGAAACTACTCAAATCCCAGAAGAAGTTATAGATAATATTAAAAAACAAATAAAAAAAGAAAGACTAACGCTTAAAAATATGAATAATAAAAAAGCAAAAGACATATTGAAAAAATTAGGATATAATAAATATTATGAACATATTCCTTTTATAAAAGATAAGTTAGGTATTAAACCACCAGTCATGCGACCTGAATTAGAAGATAAATTATGTAATTTATTTATGGAAATTCAAAAACCATATAGTAAACATTGTCCAGATAGTCGTGTTAATTTTTTAAATTATTATTATGTATTGTATAAAATGTGTGAATTATTAGATGAACATAGTTTTTTACCTTATTTTCCAATGCTGAAAGACCCAGTAAAACGGATAGAACAAGATGAAATATGGAAAAAAATATGCAAAGAATTAAATTGGGAGTTTATTTCAACTTTATAATTTTTATATTTATTGATTTATAAAAATTATATTGTTATTAGTTAATTAAGTTACATGCCCATACGAGGGAAACCAACTAAGTTAGCACCGATACCAAATCCAGCACCGGAACGAGCAGATACACCCATAGATGGAACATATGTATCTAAAACAGAGAATGTTGCTGCTGCTGTTAATGAAATTAATAATACTTCATCTAAATTCAATGAACGTTTTGGAATAGCGTATGCTGCAATAGCAACCATCAAACCTTCTACTAAATATTTTACTACACGACGCAATAATTCGCCTAAATCAAAAACCTGACTTAATTTATCAAACATATTATATAATAAATAAATAAAAAAAAAACTTAAACAATAATGATAATATTATTATTATATAATGGCAGAATACGCTTATAACCACCAGAAAAAATCAGATGGAACTGAAAATCCGAATTATGTAGATTTACTTGAAGAAGATAAAGCTCTTTCAGGTCAGAAATTTGTTTGTGTATCTTTTGTTAGTCCCGAAAATATTCTTA